GGATCATTGAATAGATCCATAGCGTACTTTGTTACCATTTTATTCCCCTTTCAAGCGAATAAGTTAATTTGCCCCCCATTTGGGCAGGCATAAATATTATAGCATAGAAAAACAGGCTAGTCAACTACCCTAGCCTGCTAATCTAAAGAATTACTTCTTTGCTGCTGCCTTCTTGACAGGAGCCTTCTTAGCAGCCTTCTTGACTACCCTAGCAGCCTTAACTGCTGTATCAACCTCTTCAACTGAGGGCATCTTGCCAAATGCCTTATCGTTAGGGTTGACTGCTCTAATTGCAACGGGCACGATGGCTCCAAGCAATGAATAAGCAAGTGTTTTTGGATCTGTTACGCCAGAAGCGTATAGTGCAATAGCAGCACCAAGGACTGATCGTCCGTATGATGCAAGCATTGCTTTTAGTTGTGTTGTGTTCATATTATTCCTCCTAGGATATAACTTTTGTTAGTACTGTAAAACCAATCCATAGACCAATAATTCCTGCGACTCCCGCAAAAACTGGTGGTGCTGGTACTGGTAACTTGAATGCAGCAAATACTACACCACATCCAAAACCTGTTAGTATTGATAGGATAACATCTTTCATTTTAATACTCCACAGTCTTAGAGGTTCCCTCTATTTCATTTATATTTCCACGATATGTAGTTCCTTCAATGTTAAACCATAGAGTAGAAGAATATCTGTCTGCACTATTCTTTAACACTTCGTGCAAATAGTGCTGGTTGCTGGGAAATGTAATAAAACTATTAGCCTTTGGCTTGATCTTTAAGTCATGCCAAGGAAAGTTTATTTCTCCGCCCTCATAATCATCATTTATATAATAAATTACTGCAAAGTCTCCTGCCGTATCCACGTGTTTATTCATATAAAAATCTTTTTGAAATCTGACCAAGTGAACTTCTGCTTTTTTAAAAACACGAAGATTTACACTATGCTTATCTGTACATTTTTGAGAAGCAATCCGAAATACTTTATCTAACATATCAGCAATCTCTGAAGTCATGCCTTTTTCAGAATTAAAAAACTCGACGCCCCAAGGCTGCTTGTGCCATCCATCAATAGTAACTACATACTCAAGCAGTTTTTTATGTTCTTCTTCTGACAATACATTTTCTGTAATCTCTATGTTGTCTATAGAGTTTTCTGAATTAAATTCTATCATATCTTAACTGTACCATTCTGCATTTTTAGTAAAACTGGATCCAGTAAACTGAAACCACATAGACGAAGTAAACCTATCCCCACTAATAATTTTACGAACTTCGTGTAAATAGTTTTCGTTGCCAGGGAAAAACATTATGCTATTTGGAATTGGTTTAATATTTATATTAAAATCTGGAAAACAAAGTTCTCCACCGATGTAGTCATCATTAATATAATATATTGATGCAATGTGGTTTGATTCTGCTGACTCTGTATCGATATGTGGACGAAGGAAAAGACCTTTTTCAAATTTTAGCAAAGCAAGATTTTCTTTATTGAAGTTGTTAATTTCTACACCGTAGAGTTTTGTTGCTTCATTCCATACAAGTCTAAATATTTTTGCCAAGATAGCAAGAATATTTCCTGGTAACTTGTCCACTCCAATACTATAAGAATCCCATGGTTCAAGAACCCATAACTTTTGAGTCTTTACATAATCAAGCAATATTGCATGGTCTTCTGGCGATAGAACATTTTCTATACAAACTATATTGTCTGAAGATTTTCCTATCTTTTCAACATTTTTTAAATAGATTTCATCTTTTTCTGAAGGGTTAGTAATCATGTATCTATTTTACCATACTCTTCAGGAAGAAGTTTTTTCAATTCTTTGTAGGCTCCTGATATTTTTTTCATAGAGTGGTAGTGCGGATAGGCTGAACCTGCTACGCCATACTCATCAAAATAGTCTATTTCAGGCTCAATATCAGTAATAAACTTATTTAATGACTCCTGCACTTCCTCAATATATTGGTATGCCCAGTCACGAGAATCTGAAACAAATTTTAAAAAGTCTTCGTTAGACTGATCTTGCTCTGTTTTGTTTGTGTTCCTGCTTAACTGCTGTAGTAACAAAGTTTCTAGTGTTTTAGCAATAAGAGTTTTATTGGCCCTTTTTTGCAAAACATACAATGATAAAAAAATCAATGTCAGAAATGACAATATAGATATAAAAATTAAGTCAATCACAGTTCTTTACCACCCTCTCTTACTAAAAGAACAATTGCTCCATTGTCTTCTAATGCCTTTTTAACACGAATCATATATTCTACAGCCTGCTTTTTAAGTTCAACTGTTTCTAAAGACATAAAATCTTTTTCTTTTGCTTTAACTGTTATAAAATGATCATTGTCTACTATTTGTAAAGAAAACCCTTTGGGGCATTGCAATGACCTAAATGCCATTCTCATTTTATCTGTATACATATTACTCCATAGTTAGGGACTGCCAAGTTGTTCCCCAGTCGTTTTTTGTTTTATGGCTAGAGAACTCTTTTGATATTTCTCCATTTTCTAAGAACACACCACCCCAAACACCCCATTCTTTACCTGAAATTCCAACAGAAAAACATTCTTTTCTTACTGGACAGGAAGAACACAAGGCATCAATTGCTGGCCTTAGTAGTTCGTCATCTTCATACTTCTCAAAGAATAAATTTGTATCATAGTCTAAACAAACTGCATCATCTTTCCATTTAAATTTATTCAATTAGATCACATACTTATCAGGGATTTCCCATCCTTTGTTAGAAGGAATAAACTCTTTTTTCATTTGCCACTTATTGTTTTTATAAATACCAAACTTTGAGTAGTAGGCTTTCTCTGAAGGAAATGTCTCAACTACTGTCCAACCATCCCATGATAGTTGCCTATTCTTGTTAACTATTGATTCCATAGTGTCTAAAGAATTAACCAATTTCATAATCTTTCCATTCTGTTTGTGTGCCAGGGCACATTTGAAGCATACTAAATTCTAACATATATGACAATGTTTGTCAACAATAATTAAAAATTGTACACGTTTGTATTGATATTATTTAGTTTTGATATATGAACTGTTTTTGATACTGGCTCTTTTGGATTAGACAAAAAAGCAAAGTGATCAAGTTCTGATATGTTTTCTTCTAGCCATTGAGGTGTTACCTTTATGAACTTAATAGATTTACCCCTTAACTTCATCCCCTTTTCAGATAGATTTGAAAATTCCATAGCCATCATATTAATATTACTTGGTCCTGCAGAGTATATATGAAAGTTTTTGTCTTCCTCTAGTAACTCAGAAAGGGCAACGGCCATAGATCTAAGAAAAATCTGATAGTTGTTAAAACTATTAGTTCCCTGAACCCCTACTATCATCGTTAATCCCTTCTCTCAATTTATCCATTATGAATAGCATTTTATCCAATTGTACCTTATCCATGTGTATTGTGTCAACTTGAATGGCAGAGTCTTTGCTAATTAAATTATTTACCATCGGCGCTGTATAAAAAGCATTGTCTTTGATCCAATAGGCAGTATCTTCAACAATGATTACTTTAACATTTTCTCTTTCTTTACGAATTTTTGATTGACTTTTTCTGTTTACTCTTTCAATATATTTTCTTTGTTTGGAGTATTGATTATGAATCATAGATTGAGTCATCATGGGCTCATAAACTTCTCTATTTCTAAAGAATACTACATAGCCTATTATTAATAATAAAGGAACAGTTAAAGCCAATGCACCTAGCAAGTTATTCATAAATACCCCCAAGTAACCATTGTATCACTTTTCTCTAAACCCTAAGTCTCCAGTTCATGGCTTTAGGACCTTGCTTTATCATTTGAAACATGTGATGCTTATATTGTTCTGTTAGTTCTGCGTAAATTTCTGGATTTACTAACTCAAGTTTGTCCGTTATTGAATAAAGCATTTCGCCTTTTTCATCTATACCAGCCATTTCAATGGCTCCCTGCATAATTAAATGCTCTACCATTGCTTGACTTTTTATATTCATTACTTTCCAGACTTTTTTCTAGCCTTTGCAAGTGCTGCAAAATCTTTAACCTTGGTATCTCCAAGATATCCCCAGGCATAACCATCATTGATCATCATGTCGTTAAGAGATACAGTGTCTCCATTTATATATACCCAGCCTAAAATGCGACCATACTTTTCAGATGAGTCCATTTTCTCAGTCTT